TGATGCTTCCACGCTTGAACAAGACGAAAGTATCCAGCATCTCTTTCTTGAAAGCGGTCCATGCCATCCAGCTGCAGCAATGCGGCGGACAACATATCAGTACGTGTACCGGTTTCACTGATAGATAAATTACTATAATTGAACCATTCGTGATAACTATCCATTAGATCACGCTTTAATACCCAGATGAGTTCCCGAATAGGATGATTAAATTCAAGTCGCAGGGGCACACTCGTCACCTTAGCAGGAATACCAATTGCTGATGTATATTGTACCTGTTCAATGAGATATTCGTGTGCTGTGCTTACGAAACGGCGTCTTTCTTCAACATCCAAGTATACATAATCACCCCATAACATCAAGGATGTTATTTTTGCTGGATTCACGGTGGTTGTATCACAATTTACTATAAGTTCACCACTGTAAAAGAGTTGCTGTAGCGGTCTTAAGGTAATATTAATACGAACAGGATGATATTGAAGAGCCAAGAGAGGTAAATATAAACCAGGATTTTTATTGAACCAGAAGTGGAGCGGAATATAAAGTTTGAGAGGACCGGGTAGTACTCCTGTGGGCGGAACATATCCGTCCACTTTTCCAATCATATCATAGAATCCCGCCTTTTTATCAGAAGTTGTCGTGAGATTTGACCAAATTTCCATCCATTCACCCGTGTGTTTATCAATTTCTTGCTCGCCGATTTCAATGCTAATTTCTTGTATAAGTGCATGACCGATTGAATTTACATAATCTGTAGCACTGCCGTCTGATGAAAGATAAATAGCAGGTAAAGTTACTTCAAGAAACATGGGACCGAGTAAGTCTCCGCGCCGAGGTACAAGGCAAGACAAGCGTTTACCGAAATCAGCGTCGCCGTCAAAATACATGGGCTGACTTTCTACAGCAAAATTTGTATAGCGCCGATAGACCATTTTGAACCAGGTGATTTGAGGGTTTCCACTGAGAAAAACGTCCTGTTTTCCCATTGCGATAAGTTGTAACAAGCCGCCACCTCCAGTCATACTATCAGAGGAAAAGATATATGCTCGGGCTTAAATGCGCATTAAAAAAATTGTACATAGAAGAAAAGGAAGATGGATCCTTATATACAAAATAATCGTTCATATGATACGGATCTTTTGATTCTAAGAAGTTTATTCGCCCTCAATCCAGATACAAATCTTCCGATATCAACGAATTACATCATGACTACGGACGGTGCTGGTGGTATCTCATGGATAGATCCAATTATTTTTGGTGGAATTTCTCTACCAAATCTTGTAAGTACAGTTGGTGGACTTGGATCGATTAATTATGTATCTACATCCTACCTGAATACAGCACTTACAAGCACAACACGAGGTCTAGGAACAACCAATTATGTATCTACATCTTATCTGAATACAGCGCTCACAAGCACAGTAGAGGGTCTAGCTACAGCTGGATATGTATCTACATCCTACTTCAACACCGTGCTTACAAGTACTCTAAATAGAGCGCTGATAAGCACAACGCTTGGTCTAGGAACAATCAATTATGTAAGTACAAGTGCCTTGATAAGCACAACAGCCTATATATTAGATCGGTCGAGATATGTTAGCACAGGTCATCTTCAAAGTACAGTAGCAGGCATATTAGTAAACGCCGACTTTGCATTACAAATTGGTGAATTTAATACTGCTATGACAAGTACAACACGAGGTCTAGGTACTCTTGGCTTCATTTCAACCGCACAATTTCGTTCATCTTTTACAAGCACTGTGGCAGGTTTAGGATCAGCTGGATATATTTCTACGGGACAATTACGTTCATCTATTGTTGGACTAGGAACAGTTGGATATGTATCAACATCTTATCTTACAGATTATGTGACGCTGGCTTTAGCGAATGCTGCTACAACAGACAATTATGTATCAGTGACAACTTTAAACGTTTCTTTACAGAACACTACAAAAGGTTTAGGAACAGTTGGATATGTTTCAACGTCTTACCTCGTAAATTATGTCACAAATGCCCTAGCCAACGTCGGTACAACGGGCAACTATATATCAGTTCCAACCTTTAATCTTGCTCTAACAAGCACTACACTTGGCTTGGGAACTCTCAATTATGTAAGTACAAGTGCCCTAGAAAGCACAGTAGCTTATTTATTGGATCCAGCCAGTTATGTCAGCACAGGCGCGCTTCAGAGTACAACACAAGGAATTTTAGCATCTGCTACAGTGGGTCTGACAATAGGTACTCTAAATGATTCATTGACATCAACAGTATCAGGTCTCGCTACATCAGGTTATGTATCAACATTATCTTTACAATCAACGATAAAGAATCTTGGATCAGGTGGTGATAGGGGTTATATTTCAAGTCTATCTCTTCAGAGCACGGTACAACAACTTGCGGATATGATTACTGGAGGTACGAATATAACTTTTGATGCTGCGAATAATGTGACTGTTGTTGGAGGGAATATAAATATTACGTCTATGGGTGGTAGTATCATATACTTAAGTACATTTTTACAATCTTCTGTTACATATAAGGGTACAAATGGACACACATTTCCCTATGCGTTTGATAATACAAATATGATATTTTCAACGTGTGTTATACCGTTTAACGCAATGTCTAACTTCACAAATGAAAAAAGTCGCATTTATCTTGATATTTTTCCAACCTTTGTATTTGCCCAGAACGGAGTAAGTCCTTATTCAGCAAAGACTCTTATTTTACCGATTAGTACCTTTATACAATATGGTTCTCTCACAGCAAATGTACAAAGTTCAAATTTATTACCTTATGTGAATACATCGTACTTAGTGGCAAATACAGTTACAACTGGGTTTTCAAACTATTTCCAGCAACAAATAAAACTTCAGATCCCTGGATCTTTAATCGCAGGAAATTGGGCAAATGAGTATATATTGTATCATTATATGCCTGATTCAATCAGTTTTGGATCAAGTCCTGGTCTAAGAAATAGTACAATTACTATTCAGTACAGTTCCACAAATTCAGTTTTTATCTCAGTTCAAAATCTACCATAAATCATCTCACAGACTAGAAGAGAATGTCTTGTAGTAAAAATACTGCAGCACCGGCGTCAAGTCGGAGAACGACAGATACAGATTTCATTACATTACGTACTGTTTACGCGAAATATCCAGATAATTCAACAATACCAGCATTACGTGCTTTAACTAGCGACGGTTCAGGTGGAACAGCATGGATAATACCATCATCTTTTGGCACAAATCCGTCATTTAATCAAATTATTACCTCGGGGGGTACCTATACGGCTGATTTATCATTTAATACATTTCAACTCTACGCGGGACAAGGAATTGGCATGACACCTGGACAAACTGGACTTAATCAGACATATATTTATGCGAAAGCCTTTGATCAAGTGAAAGTAGTAGGGGGTGATACACTCTATGCCTATTCAAATGATACATTGACGCCTTCAATGACATTTGCCACAAATAAAAATAACTATATACAATTGGCTACAAATTCAGATACGAATACTCTCATTATAAATGGACCTATGACACAGACAATCAGTACAGGATATTACGGTTTTAATAAATTTATAATCGTGCCGACAGTCAGCACAATTCAGACAAATTTATCCGCATATACTCAAAAAACACTCTTTGCTGATTCACAATCTACACAGATTACATTTGCTGGAGTAAAAGATCTGATTCTGAGTACAAGTTATTCGACTAATCAAGTATTTTTCTCGTTGAGTAGTTTTACTGCCTCGGGTTATTTAGGAATTAGTGGCGAGGCATTTTCTGTTTATAATAGGCTACTCAGTACAATTTCGTCTGGTTTTGTAACTCTTTCAAACTTCTCAACTGGAGCAATTGCGCTTTCTACACTCTCCTTTTCAAATGCGTCAACAGTTACTTCAACTATTCTAGGTGTTTCAAGTGTATTTGGTGATCGGTTCATAACATTAACGGGTTTAATCAACGCGCGCGCCACAATTGCGCAATTAAATGACACAACAACTAATTTCCAGGTAGCACTTTCTTCATTTTCAACAAACTACATGTCTTTTATTGATTATACCAGTTCAGCCACTGGAATATTAAATCAGATTTCAACAACTATTTTTCTGAGTAGTATTTCAACTATCTATGTCTATAATGGAATATTTACGAATTTCAGTGCTGGATCTATTACGTATGACCCGAATGATATTAGCACACTAAGTACGGCAACAAATAGTCGGATTATTAGTACAGCGAACACTCTCAATCTACAAAATGAGGGAAATCTTCTATCAACATTTAGTACAGTATTAGGTCTAGGAACTCTGGGATATGTATCAAGTACGCAACTATTTTCAACGGTCCGAGGTTTGGGTAGTTTAGGTTATGTGTCAAGCACGCAGCTTACATCCACTGTCGAGGGCTTAGGGACACTTGGCTACATTTCAACGTCGCACCTTATATCTACAGTCCAAGGCTTAGGTACACTTAACTATATATCATCATCCTATTCTGATAGTCTTTTACAATCAACGACTAAAGGTATACAAGATAATTTAGGATCTTATAGTTATATATCAACCGCATCACTCACCTCATCACTTCAGTCAACGACGCAGGGTCTAGTAGATAGTTTAGGTAGTCTAGGCTATATATCAAGTGCACAACTTGTCTCAACAACGACAGGGCTCTATGAGACGTTTGGGCAGTTTTATGTAAGCACAGCAGGTCTTAATACAATTCTACAATCATCTATTGAAGGCTTAGGCACT